CTCCCAAACCTTCTTGGGAATACGCTTCGTCGATTGCTTTCTTTAGTTTCTCTTGGATGTCAGTTGGTAGAGTATCGAACAACCTTGCCATTTCTTTTTGAAACTTGGGGTCGCCCAAGATGGAGTGGCCCAATTCATGGTTGGTGACAAACCTTAGGTCATCTCCTTTGGCAAGGTAGGCCAAGTTGTAGGTAATCGTTCCCGCCCGTAGGCTGTATGCGCCCTTGAAATCCAAGTCCGGGTTGTTCTCGTCCTCGATTATCTTTACCCTGTCTGGTATCTTACCTTCAAAAATCTCGTTGATGATCGACCTTACTTCATCTTCCGTAAACCGGTTCTCTTTCGGCACCACACCTTCTGTCTGGTATTGAGTATCACTTACCTTTGTTTTGCGGGTGTCTGCCGACTTCTTCACCTGCTTCATGTCAGCCTTCTCTACTACCTGCACCTCGCCAGTCTTCTCGTTCTTTACAGAGTAGAACTGCTCGCCGTTTGCCTTCTCTACTTCACTCTGTGGGACTACTTCTTCTACTATGTAGGTCTGTGGTGACTTGCCAAGCTGGATTCGGTTGCCTACGGAGATACCTGCGGGTTCTGTGACGGGTGTTGCTGCTATTGCTTCAGCTTCTCGCGGATGACGATATGTTTTCTTGTCATCTTGCTCATAACCAAATCGAGTAATTGAAGAACGAATTGCTCCAATATCATCAAGCTCTTTAGCCTTGATTGGTTTTAACTCCGTCACCTTGTCAACTATGTTGGGTTTTCCAAGGATAATTTGCTCTGCGATTTCATCGGCCTTTTGATTAGTTACACTTAATCTGTTTCCTACAAATGACGAAATTACATTTTTAAGTTCACGCAATCTTGGTTCTGCTTGAAACGGGTTGTCTCCAAGTTTTCCATAATTTGATTTCTTAAATCTTGCTAAAGCATTCTTTGCTTCTGATATTGCTTGTGGCGCACTTTCTCCAAGGAATTTACGATACCTGCTAACCCTTACATCTTCTTGCGCTGGTTTTGTTATAGGAGCAGGCGCAACCTCTGCGGCGGGCGTTATCGTTTCCGATACTGCGGGAGTGGGTTGGCGGCTTACTTTAATTTTGCCATTCGCAAGTTCTGTTTTTGACCAACCAGCACTTTTAAGTTTTTGCTCCAAAATACTCAAAGCCCTAAGCCGATTTTTAGGAATGCTTTTAAGATCGTAACTGAATGAAGTAACAGCTTGTCGGAAATCCCTAATATCCATTCCAGTTGCCACCATTTCTTTTGCTGCTCCAGTTTGGATTGCAATAGCAGTCCCCGGTTTCTTCATGTTTGGTTTTGCATTTATTTTTGATGCGTCAAACTCAATAAGAATCCCAGTATTTCCTTTTTGTCCAATAGCCATCTCTGGACTTTCTGCAAGAAACAATTCTTGAGTTGAACTTGTTACATCTGGATCAAGTAAAAGTTTCGCATTATCGTAATCGGTATCTCGGTATAAAATAACTTTGGGTTTTTCAACAGGCACAACCTCTGCGGCGGGTGCTTCTGTTACAGCAGGAATTGTAGGAATAGCAGTCTTCCTGCGTAGCTCTATTTCGTTGGGGGTAAGTGTTGCGTATCCACCCTGTTGCAGTCTGACCTCAACCTTTCCATCTGGCATTGTTTGAACAACTGATGCGCCAACCATTTCTGTTCTGCCGCCTACAACCTGACCATTCTCGTAAACAGGAACTCGGTTAGGGATGCGAACCAAGTCACCTTTTTCAAATGTTATGGTTTCTGGTGCAGCAGGAGTCTCGGCTACGGGGGCAGGTTGGTATTTTACCAGCTCTGCTTTTCCAGTGGAGGTTTGCTGATTTTTAGAAGATTGTGGTTCGTTTGGATTATTTCTGGTAGTCCACTTAATCGCGGTAGTTTTATCTGGAGATATAAGTTGTTTATTTTCAAAATCAATAGTCCAAGACTTTCTGTTTTTTACTCCATAAGTATCCAATGCGTCTTGAAGCCTTGCATTTAATTTTTTAGGTGTGTCAACTGACTGAATTGCAATTTGTTCTATTCTTTTTGTTTCATCAGAAATAGCAGGCGTAACTTCTGCGGCGGGTGCTTCTGTTACAGCAGGAGTCTCGGCTACGGGTGCGGGAATAGCTCTACCAACTTGCTTGCCTTGCTGCATCGCCATGATGTCTTCAGTAGGATAACCGAAGATAGTAGATTTATTTCTTTCTTCAAGATATGCTTTGCTTTCTTCAACCGACATACCGCTTGGCTTGGAAGCAGGGGCTTCTTTGACCGCTGGCGCAACTTCGGCAACTGGAGTTATCTCTTTACCAACGGAATCGAGGATTACATTTTGTGCTGTTTCAATGTCTGGCAGTCCAATTTGAATATCTTCTTTTTGTCCATTTACGATTCGTTCAGCCCTAAATGTTCCATTAGAAGATTGCTGGACAGAATACCTTGTGTCTCCATCATAGGCAACTCCATACATTTCAAGCTCGTCTTTAAATTCTTGGTTTACTACGGGTGTTGCAGCAGGAGTTTCTGCTACGGGGGTAGGCGTGATCGCGGGAGCTTCTAAATCAGATGCTTCTTTTTTGGATAATGTTATTTCCCGTTTCCCGTCTGGATGCGCCAAGTAATATGCCGTCTTAGTAATATCCCCGCCACCTTCAGCGGCCTTTTTTCTGCCAACAACATTGGTTCTTGATTTTACTGTAGCACCTTCTGAAAGAAATTGATTGATTGATTCTTGCCTGCGAATTGGAGCTTCAATCTTCTCACGCTCCTCTGCTATCGCAGCCTCTTTTGCTCTTTGGCTAATTCCGGTTTCCACTTCAGCCGTTGGCAATTTACCAAATGGTTCTTCTTCGACTGGGGCAACTGTCAACGATTGGTTGACAGTTGGTTCGGTAGGTGCCTTTGCAACCACTGGCACAGGCGTAACGCCGGGTATCACTTCCTTGCCTGCCATAGACACAGGCGGCTCTTCCGTGACTGGTGGGGCTGGAATGACGGGTGTAATCTTTGTGGCTGGAATAGTTGACTTTCCAGAAATAATACTGATAGCCTCTTGTGGATTTGTTTCAAGTGCTGCCTTGAGCGCAGAGAAAGAGGCTGTATCCATTGCCGCATTTAAGTCTTGCGGAACATCTTGCCATGTCAGTGATCCTTTCTTCTCTAATTTGCGAGTCAACTGATCCGCATAAAGTTCGCGCATATCTGCATCAAGCGATGCTACTCCAGATCGTATTCCTGCTTGAACTTCGGTAGATAGCGCGGACGGAGTTGTTGGCGTAGGAGGCAACTTGGCTGGCTTTTCTTCAGGAGGCGCGGCAATCAGCTTGCCCAACTCAATCTGTTGCTTCTCTGCTTCGGTTATCGTTTCCGATAATCCAAGTTTGTTGGCTTGCTCTTTAAGCACGGCAAGTTTCTTTTGATCCGCCGCGATGTCCAATCGCATCTTGCTTGCTTCGGGTGAAGTGGATTCAAGTGCATCTAAATCCATCCGCTTGTTATCAATGCCACGCTCAAGTCTTGTAAGCTCAGTGGAAATCGCTTGTGCAGCGGAGTTACCTGCTTCCAAGTCACGCGCCCTGCGTTCTGCTTCTTTGTCAATGTCTCTTTGCTCTTTCTGCTCTGGGCTGAGTGCTTCTGCGCCACCAGCCAATCCACCGACAAATCCTCCAGCAAGCAATCCAGTCGTTGCGCTTTCAATCGCACCTTGGAATGTAGGAACATCATATCCCAATCTTTGAAGTGGGATGTTTTTCGTTACTTCTTCTTGTGCGCTTTGAACGCTTTCAAATGAACCTTCTTTCGCCGCACCCTTTAAAATTCCTCCGATTATTCCACCGCTTACTTCTTTGCCTTGTTTTGTAAGAGCGCGAGTTAGGATTGCTTCTGCACCATACTTTGCGGCTAAAGCATTAAGTCCACCACTAAGTAAAAGTTGATCCAAATTCTCGCCATTGTATGACTGAGCCTTGACCGCGATAGGTTCAATTTGATCTTCTGGCACACCTTGCTCACGAAGATATTCTTTTGTGTTTTGATAGATATTACCTTTGGCAGTGCCTACACCTTGAGCAAATCCAGTTCCAAGTGTAAGTCCAACTTGTGCCGCCTTCCCAAGTTGCGCGACCTTCCCTACGATTCCAATAGCCAACTGAGGAACCATGTAACCTGCCACATTTGCTGTAGTCTCAAGCGGCGCGGATGCGAACGCCTCAAACCCTGCTGAAATCTTATCAAGGAACCCGCCGTCCTTTGCTTCTTGTAGCATTTGAGCGACTCGCTTTGAATCATTGCGCGACTCTGCCGAAAGCAAGGTGTCCATGTAGTCCTCATACCCAGCAATCATTTTTGAAACTGGATTATCGGCTCCGATAATATCAGTGAACCCTCTTGTTCCAGTTCCCAATCCCTTCATAAACTGGATTCCTATGTCTGCTGCACCACCGACTACACCTCCACCTTCGCGGCGTTCTATTGTTTCTATTGAAAAAGGTTTTGTTGGATCAAAGCCAACCTCTTCCTCTTCAAGTATCGTGAATGGTTGATTCGGGTCAAAAGCCATAAATCAATTTATAAGGACAGGCTTGCCGTTTGTAAATTTATATCTTTTCTTATTTTGAACAACAATATCACCCTCTTTTATTTCTTTTTGATTAGATGGTTTTCCTTGTAAGGCATCTTTTTCAGCTTTGAGTTTTGCAATCTTTTCAATATCAGCCTGCGCTTCTTCTGGAGTTTTTCTTATTGGACGCTCTACTGCAATCAAACCAGCTTGATCGTAAGCAATAGTAGTTGGAGAGGCTAACCGTTTAATCTGTATATCAATATCTTGAATGCGCTTATCAACATTCTTTTCTGTTTCTTTAGCTTTCGCGGCTTTTCCTTGTTCAACTATCTTTTGAAGCTCCATTGCTTCTGCTGGAATTTCAACTGCGGATGTAGCAGCAAATTGAGTTGCTGGAAGTCCACCTTGCGCTGGCGCAGGAGCTTCTGTTGGTGCTGGAGCGGCGGTGGGTTGTTGTCCTTTAAGATAAATCCTATCCATTTCGTGTGTGTTAGAAGTAGGAAAAACCATTTCAATAGATTGTAAAAAACCAGCATCTTTTTCTGTTACCAATACTTTTTGTTCTCTATTCTTTTTATTGATAACTTCAAAACTTGCTGATCCATTTTCAATATCACTTTTTGAAGCAGGAACAGATTTGATTTCTACATTCTGCCACCCGCCTGCGTTTGCATAAAGCTCGCGCAAATCTTGCCTTCCATTTACGATATTGAATGCTGTTTGTAATCTTTCAATACTTGCCGCTGCACCTATGTTTTTCTCGTATGCAGTTATCTTACCTTGTGCATTACGACTTTTTTCTACATTGCGTAGGTATTTTATACCAAAAAGTTCTGGATCAACAACTCCAGCATTAACTTGAGTGAATCCAATTTGATCGGTATTTAAACTTGGCAAATCATTTTTAAGCTCATCTTGATTATCGTAAACGATACTTCTTTCCGAGTTCATTTGCTTTTTTTCTTTAGAACTTGCAGAATCATATTTAGCAGCATTCTTTTGAAATTCTTGAAGCACTTGTTCACTTGGCTCGTATGGTTTTTCTCCAAGTTGGGTAAAGGATGCAGCGGGAGATTCTAAAGTAAATGGTTGAGTTGGAGTCTCAGTAGTCTGAGTTACCATTGCTGGAAGGCCACTCGCTTGTTGTGGAGCTTCGTCGGGTAATAGCACATCATTTACAACATCCTTGGCAGCTTGTTCGATTGTTGCTCTATCAGATGAAGTTAATGGAGTTCCTGCATTCCTTGGCCCTCCAATTCCTGCTGCTGACTCATACCCCTGTTGATAAGAAGTGTCTTGACCAGCATCAAGTTTTTGCTGTTGAAAATAATTACTTGAATTAAGTCTTTCCTCATCTAAATCAAGTCGTTGTAATTGAACATCAATGCGAGCCTTTTCATTATCATCTTGAACCGCTTGTCTTTTTCTTATGAGATTGTTGCGTTCTTCCGATATATCAAGTCGTCTATTATCTATTTCTGCTTTTGTTTCAGCTTGACTTTGCCTTAACCCAAGAAGTGAATTTTGGTAATCTGATCTTGCACCATACATTTCTTTTGTTGCTTCAATCTGACTCTTGCGTAGATAGTCATCAGCAGCAATTTGATTCATCTTTATTCCAGCTTCCAATGCTGGCATCATAAACGGATTCCGTGCAACTGATGGATCAGTCAGAAACGGCATCAACATGGAATATGCCTCACCAGTTTTACCCGATCCAGCAAGTGTCATCGACTCCTGCATACTCTGTTGCAAGAATGGTAGCATCTCTTGAGCTTGCTTCTGCTGCTCTCTCTGTGCCAAAGACGCTCCCACTTGCTGACCAAGTTTAGCCAAAGAATCTCCAACCCATGCGGTAGATTCCGATGCGCGATTGGTTCCTGTCATTATGAGTTCTGCGATAGACATAAATTATGCTCCTGTTCCCGATCCCATGCTAAAATTGCCCCAAGCGTCAGACGAGTTTCCATAAGTTGCAGGGCCGTAAACTTGCTCGTAATTAAATCCACCTGCCCCACCACCCCTTGCTGCTGCGAGTTTTGTAAGTGCGCCACTATATCCACCCAACGCACCAGAAGTAGCATTACCAATGTCAGAGACAGCAGATGCACCCGCCATTGTATTAGCATAATCTGCGGCGGCAGTATCTTTGTTTGCTCCGTAGATTTGCGTAGCCAATCCAGATTGAGCGTTAAAGATGTTGTTATACATATCACCTGTCATCCTAGCTTTCTGCAATCCAACTTCTGCTCCTGCTGTTTGATACCCAAGTCTAAGCCTTCCAAAATCTTGTGTGTTCGCCATGAATCCTTTTGCTATTTGTGACCAACTTTGTCCAATGCTTGCGATACGAGGCATTGCTTCAAATGCTCCTCTTTGCACATCAAGAGTTGTTTGCCCAAGTTGTCTCGCTGCTAATCCTTGTGCTGCTTGGAATCCTCCAGTCCGCCCTGCTGTTGCTGGATTAAATCCTGCACCTGCATATTGAGCGACATCACGCATTGTTTTTTGAGTTACATCTTGCCCGTATTCACCTCGCGCATTTTGAGCGAGAACCTCCATTGCTTGGTTTACTATCTGCATTTGCCTTTCCCTTTGCGCTGCTGCACCCGGCAAAAACTTCTCAAGTTGTTGGCGTTGATATTCTGAGTCTTGTTCAGCATCTGCTCGCATAGCTGCAAAATCATATACTGGAGCTTGAACATCAGCGATCATTCCTTGGACTTGTTGCTGACCTTTCTCAAATCCCTTTACAGCTTTCCTCTGTTGTTTTTTAAATTGTCCTGCCGCTGCACCTTGAGCTTTCTTTGCACGATCTGCCGCCGACATAGAGATAGCCGCTGAACCCGCTGCCGCACCTACAGCTACCACACCAGCAGCGATAGCGAATCCGCTGGTATGAAACATCTGCGAATGTTTATCGTTGCCTAATGGGTCTGGTAAAAGGAATCTCATTTGATTAAGTCGGTTCGGTTGTGCCGCCACTTCTGCACCCTTGGGTCTTCCTTGGCGATGTGAGGATTAAAGTCTCTTGAAGTGATGCTGTCAATAATTTCGTCTGGATTAGTTAAGTTTGTGACATGGCAAGTAGTCCAGATTGTATCTTTGTGAGTAGCAAGCATACGCCTCGTTCCTGCTTCTGTGATGCCGCTGTAGCCCGTTTTATAGCGGTGGGCTGGTATGCCATGATACCAGACAGTGACATCGCCTTTCATCACGAAGAACGGATGTGTAGTAAGATGGAGAAGGGTTGTCAGAATCGTATCTTTCGGCATATAGATTTCCCGAATATACATTCCCGGCGTGAACCTATGGATCAGCGGACATTCCCGTGGAGGTAGTTTAAGAATCTCCAAATCCATCAAGTTAAGCTCGTAGTCTGGATCACCATACCCAACCACGTTCCTTGCATCAATCTTGTCTGGAATTGTCAGTGTCATCGGTAAAGGAAATAATCATTCGGTGATGGTGACAATAGATCAGACCCGATTAGGTTGTCTGCCCGACTATAGTTAGAGAAGCGAATCGGGGCGGCGGTAGGTATTTCTGTTCCCTCCATTTCCTTTTCTTGCTCTAAAATTGCTTCTAATAAATGCCGTTTAAACTCATCAATTTTTCTATTCTCACGCGCATTTAATGCGAGACACGCAACCATCATCGCGTCCGCATTGAACTCTACCAGTTCATTGGGGTCGGTTAGGTCAAAGTATTTCTTCGATGCGTAGAGCGTAATACACTCGCAGGTTCTTGGTGCTTTGAACCTACGGAATGTAGGGTTAGCGTCATTAGGTTGGTAGATGGCAATCAGAGTCTTTGCTTCATAATACGCATCGTAAGCATACACGCGAATCCTGCCCTTGGTTACTGGCTTGCTGACCGCCCGAATTCCTTTCACAAGGAGATCGGATTTCGCCAGAGTTGGTGGATTGGCAGTAGTGACCTTGACCTTATGGTAGGTGTCATACTGGTCTTGCGCTTCAAACATCAACTCAACGCCGATGTCTTCAGCCTCCTCTGCCATCACGCCGATTTGGTATGCCCTCGTTGTGTAATCTCGGAAGAGAACATGGAGTCCTCCTACTTCTACAATCCCTCTATGGCATGAATTACTTGCTTGTAAACCAAACGCATTGGTAGCATTGAACCACTCATCTGCGAGAGATGCTGAGTCATTGCCAATCCATGCGAGTTTGATTTGCTCATAACGAGATGGAAGCGTGAAACAATCGTTCACGCAGCAAATTTGAACATACTCTTCTTGAGTAGTCCATGCTCGCTTATTCCAGAGTAGTCGCCTTGCTTGGTTTACAGCTTTGTAAGCCCTATCATCCGAACAAGTGCCACTGTCCCCGACATAACCCTTAACGAGTTCTGCCATCTCTTCGAGGGTATCAGCCATAGGTTATCGTTACCGATAATTACTTTTGGTAGCCCTGCTTTGGAGTGCCAGCAGTCGTGTAGACGCTTGGCTTCTTTTTCCCAAGGTTAGGCATATTGCCCATACCTTCACGGATCATGCCGCGAGTTGGTGAGCCGCCAGATACGAGTTTGGGATCGGTTCCTTTTAGTGGTGTCATATATTTTGTTTTCTTTATGGCTATGTTGTTACGAAGTATGAATTGCCATCCATTCAATACTTGTGATATTAGAAATATTGTTTTCGACGCGAATTGAAAATCCTGTAGTTGTTTTACTCGCGTCATTTAATGAAAATAACGGAGTTGCAGAAGTTCCGATTGATCCAGCACAAACTGGAGTAATTGATACTGCATAATTTACATCTGGAAGGGGATTGGTAGCAAAAGAAACTGTTTGAATGGAGTCGGCTGGAACTGAAGGCACTCCTGTTACTATGCCCCTTCTTACTTTTACTGCTGGCTCTAAAGCATCAACACGAGTATCAAGTGCATTAATTTCGTTCTGTTGTTTAGCAAGGTCTGCGTTGATTTGAGTAATCTGCGATGGAGTTACATCGCCAAGGCCGGGAACATTGATCGTTCCGTTAGCCAAAACTTCATCAATAAATACTTGGAACACATTCTGCCAGTCACCAGTTGGACAAAAATCATCTGGAACATTTGGGAATGTAAGTGCAGGAGATGAATCTTGATTGTCCATAAATTAATTTACGATATTGTATTCCCAATATTTTTCTTGGCAACAAGAAAATGGTTCACATTCCTCATTTTCTTCTGGGCAATCACCAACTGGTGAATCATCGTTGTTCTTGATGTTTGCCATTAATCTTACTCGGTCAACAGTAGCTGCGCCAGTTAAGGCTACTTTTATTTGGAACTCGCTTCCTTCTACCGATGGGATACCTGCCAAGTCATTGCACTCGCTTGGGTCGGGCGTGTTAAACTTGTAGCGTTTATAGCGATTACCATTTTTTTGTGGAACGCATTCAGTTACTTTAGGTGAGCATGGGTTGCATCCGAAGGTCGTAGGGACTTTGAGTTCTGACCAGCATGGATTAGAGTCAGCGCGGAAATCAACATAGCTATCTACCGTTCCTTTGATCTCACTCATCCACATTTCTCCACCAGTAATCTTTTTGCGGAGGAACTTATTCGTAGCTCCGCTTCTGTTGAAGTCATACCTACCAGTAGTAAAGAAGGATTCAATCTGCCTATTCCCATTCGGGCCGTAATCGTCGCCTTGGCTTGTTGTAAATTCGTAGAGTCGGTTCTTGTTGTCTTTATCAAACGAGAATCCAAATCCACGCTTCTCACCTTGGATTAGTGCTGTGAGTAGCTGAGTGGGTCTAAAGCCCGTCCAGATGCCATTCCAGCGAAAAGAAAGCTGTGCGTCTGGCGCGGGTGAAGATGATTGGTCAAGGTCAAGAACCACCATCCCCCTATGATAGCGGCTCAATCCTTCGACTCCTGCCGCACGATAAGTTTGTGGAGCTACTGTGCTGATGATATAGTTATCAAAGAACATCGTAGAAGCGAATTGCTTCAGCCAAGGTGTATCGTTCGCAACCCACTTGTTTACTTCCCTCGATAGTTTACGAAGTGAAAAGTATCGTGCAAATTCAGATTGGCTATTTGAGTAGAATGCCCAACCATCGTGTGACCTAAACCAAAGTTCAGAGTTTGCCAATCCTAAGTATGGACTTGTGCATCCGCGCCCAAGCAATGAAATTCTTTGGATGTTCGATGTATTCCATTGGCTTCTTGGTATAGACACATCCATTGAGAATGCTCCGTTTCCAGTAAGAACTACAAGCTCACCTTGGCCGCGAAGGTTGGCTCCAATCTGTGGCATTACTTTCATGCCAGTGATATTCCCCATCATTGCTGGAGTAGAGAATGCCCCACCTTCTGCCCAATATCCAATCTCTGTGAAGTTCTCGGTATTCTTGGTATCAGTAAACCCACCGCCATAGATAATATCTGAGGCGTAGATTTGATTGAACCTATCAGAGACGAAGACTCGGCCAAAGGCATACTCCATTACAGTCCCAATCGGCATCTTGGCGAGATATGGATTCAAGCGATAGGCAGGAAGTTTTACTGTGCCAGTTCCTACTCCGCTTCCAGTTGCTGTGAACTTTACTCCGACTGTATTGGATGGCGCACCGATCAGAGTGAAGTTGGTAGTGCCGACTGAAACGATCTCGCAGTAGTCTCCGTTCTGGATTTCAGAAGCGTTGAGCGTTCCTAATACTCCGTCCCATGCTATCGCATTCTGGTATCCATTTTGGATGTATGCCCGATCTTCGGCTTGCACGAAGAATGTGTGCATCATGCCCGGATCGTTGCCTTCGATGACCTTGTAAGCGTATGCTTGGTTGTTTACGATCTT